GCCGGGGGTAAGGATCCGAATTCGATTAAATTGGCTGAAGGGGTATCCACCGAGCAGGGTTTGCCATTATCAGGGTCAAACGGAGAGCGCCCACATTTGTCTTGCACTTTTGGCTTTTCAACACGAGCGGTCGACACCTTGGTATCTCCCGGTGCAGGGTCTTCCGTCGGTTCAGGTTCCGCGGTGACAACCAGCTCATCCAGACGAATCTGTGGTTTGATGTTCGCCTCTCTTTCGATTTCCATCTGTCGAATCTTTTCTTTCGACGCAGCATTCTGCTTACTGATGAAAAAAATGACCACCAGGATGAGTAAAAAAACTATCCCACCCAACAGGTTGGCCACCATACTTATTACTAAGTTACTATTTTTTTTCGCCATGACTTTTCAAAAAATTTTAAAAAAAAAAGTCTCTCGATTTTTCAAGACTGAATAATATTTTTTTTCGGTGTTACTTATAAATAACAATGGGCATTTTTAAAGATTGTGGTTGTGGCTGCAATGGTCGCAAACAGGAGGAGAAGCTTATAACTTCCATCATCTCAGGCCTAACCTTTTTTGTCGTGGCCAACCCTGAAACGTTTCGGTTGATGCGCTCCGTCTTCGGTGCTCGCATCGCGACTCCCACTGGGTGTCCGTCCACGATGGGTCTCCTACTCCACACGGTGGTGTTTATCCTCGTGGTTTGGGGTATGATGAACATTCGACAGGAACCCGTCGCCAACAAGAAGAAGGGGAGCTGTGGATGCGGTGGTAAGAAAGGTGAGAAGAAGGTCAAGACCCAACCAGAGATGGTGGATGCTCCCGCACCCCAACCAGGTTTCGCGGATGAACCCATAACCTTAGAGGATAGTGGCGCGGTCCTCGGTTCCCTTGACATTTCACCACAGGGAACTTTATTCGGATAAAAATAAAAATATTTTATTAACTTTTTTTTTCACCATGACTTTTTAAAAAAACTTTTTTTTAAAAAGTCATGTAATAATAATATGTCGTTCTTTTACGTAATCGGATTTTTAATCATAATCGCGTGTTCCGTGCGCTCGAGTGAGAAATATTTACCCAAAGACATAAAGTTTATCATTAACAACTTGAAGAACAAAGAGCGCGAGGGTTAAAATTCTTCGTCGAAGCCTATGTCACCCGTGTCGTCATCCATCTTCCCGTAATCACCCACCCTCTTTTCGAAAAAGTTCGTTTTTCCATCGAGAGAGATATTTTCCATGAACTCGAACGGATTTGACGAGTTCCAAATCGCCGGCTGACCGATCGATTTGAGCAGTCTATCGCTCACATATTCGATATACTCATTCATCTTGTCACCGTTCATGCCAATCAGTGCACAGGGAAGCGCGTCCGTGATGAACGCCTTCTCGATCGCAACTGCATCCTTCACGATCGAATGAAGCGTCTCGGTGTTAGGTTTGTGACGCAGGTGCTTGAACAGCTCGACCGCGAACTCCTGGTGAAGACCCTCGTCGCGAGAGATGAGTTCGTTCGAAAAGCATAAACCGGGCATCAGACCCCTCTTTTTGAGCCAGAATATGGCACAGAACGACCCGGAAAAGAATATACCCTCTACACACGCAAAAGCGAAAAGGCGTTCGGCGAAAGGTCGGGATTTTTCGAACCACTTCAGCGCCCAGTCCGCCTTCTGTTTTATACAGGGGACGGTCTGAATCGCTTGGAACAAGTGTTTCTTCTCGCTGCTGTCTTTGATGTATTTATCTATTAACTTTGAGTACGTCTCACCGTGGACCATCTCGTTGTGTGACTGGTACGCATAGAAAGAACGCGCCTCTGAAATTTGAACCTCGTCGGCGAAGTTGTTGTTGATGTTCTCGAAGACTATGCCGTCGCTACCAGCGAAGAACGCGAGGATGTACTTTACAAACTTCTGTTCGTTGGATGTGAGTTCTTTCCAGTCATCCATGTCTTTGCTCATATCAATCTCCTCCGCCGTCCAGTTGCTCATCTGAGCTTTTTTGTAGAGTTGCCACAGGTCGGGGTACTGCAGTGGAAACACAGTAAACCGGTTGAGCGTCTCGGCTAGGATAGGTTCGTACTCGTCCTCCATGAAATCCTGGAAGTTAAAGTACGTCCCGACAAGACTTCCGTCGATACTTATCTGAGGATAGGTGGCAGTCGCTTTACCACACAGGGATTTCAGTTCAGCCCCGTTGACCATTTTCTTTTCAAATTCGAGACCCTCTGACTCGCATAATTTGACTGCATGACCACAGTACTCGCACCCCTCCTTGGAATAAATAGTAACTTTCATCTGTGTGATATGCGATGATAATATTTTGTGAGAAAACTCTAAGCATATGATTGTGCCAAAAGAAATAAACGAAAATGATATAGTGAAAGTGCTAGTAAACGAAGAAGGAATCGAGGAGGAAATGTACGGGGTCGTGGCGATGAACACTGGCCTGACGCTTGGGATGCACTACCTCGAACCCACCGAAATGTTCTACAAGTCAGCGTGTGTCTGGAAACTGAGCACGGAACAGATGACCCCCGCGCCGTACGAGTCGGTGATGGAGCACTACCCGACGGGGACGACCATCGCCGATCTTGAGTTGAAACCTCTGGGAACCAACAGGTTCGTCTACTACTCTGAAATAGATATAGAAGATTCAGACTCGGAGATATACGACGAAGTTGGATCCGGTGATTCGGAATCGGATTTGAGTGGATTCGTCGTGTCAGACAGTGAAATTGGTGGTGTACCGATTGACCACGAATCGATTGATCGAGATTGGAACGAGTGGGAACCCACGACTTCAGGTGGTCAATCTTTTAAGGAGACGATTGATAAAATCGAGGCTCGCGTCAGAACCCTAGGGAACTAGTATATTGGTATAGTACCCAAAAAATGCAACTATCCACAATCTGGTCGCAAGTCGACGCCCTTCTCCCCAAAAAAAAGAATGAAAAGCTGCTAGATGTCAACTTATGCCCGGAATGCGACGCCGTGAAAATCATCAGTCCAGAGGGCCTCCCCGTCTGCTCGGAATGCGGACTCGTCGAGGACAACTACATCGACGAGAGACCGGAGTGGACGAGTGGCATGACCTCAGACGGACGAGTGAGCGACCCGTCGAGGTGTGCAAACCCTAATTACAGTCAGCACCTGTTCAGTCAGGGTTGGGGTAAAGGAACGATGATGAAGGGTAATTTCTCATACGAGCAAAGGCGGATGGCGAAGATCAATTTCCACATGTCGATGAATCACAAGGATCGATCGCTGTATCACGCGTACAAAGACATAGACGAGGCGTGCCACTCTCTCCCCGACTGTGTTCTCAAGGAGGCGAAACAATTTTACAAAAAATTCAACGAAGAGAAGCTGACGCGCGGCGCGGTGCGACTCGGTATCAAAGCGAACTGCGTGCTGCACGCGTGCAGACTCTCGAAGCACCCCCGAACCACTAAAGAAATCGCGGAAATGTTTGGCATCCAACCAAAAGACGTATCCAGAACGACGCAACTATTCAAAGATAAGGTGGAAGCGCACACGAAAAACGTGTTTGTCACCAAAGCCTACGATGTTATGAATCGTCTCCTCAACTCTTTCGAGGTGACCAAGGATGAGAGACTGCAGTGCTTGAAGCTGTGCGATCGCACGGAGAAGTGTGTGAAGCTAATGAGCAAGACGCCGAATTCGGTGGCGTCCGTGATCATTTTCATTGTGATCGGACACCGCGTCACAAAGCAGGAACTGTGTGCAAAGTGCGCAGTCTCCGTTCCAACACTCAATAAAATAGAAATCATAGTCAGAAATTTTTTAGCCGTTTAATATATATGCTTAACAATCTCAAAAAAGTTTTGCTTAAACCAAATAACAAGTCCTGTGCACCAGGCAACCGACTAAAGAAAAAGATGAAGTTGGGTGAGGGGGCCTACGGTCGAGTGTACCGCGGTGCGATAAATCGTAACGGCAGGAAGTTCGTCGCGTACAAAGAGATCAACACGGCGAAGAACACCTTAGGCATGGCGGAATTTGAGTTTAAGGTGGCGCAAAAACTGAAAGCGTTCAAGGTTCCGCAGATGTATCTGTATAAGCGGTGCCGTGACCTAGACATCCTTTACCTCGAATACTTCAACGGTAAAGAGCTCAACGATTGGTGGAACTCACAGATTTCTCTCAAGGCGGCCAAATCGGTACTTTTACAGGTAATTCACACCCTGTATATGATCAATAAGAGGATCCCGGGTTTCCGTCATCACGACCTCCACGGAGGAAATGTCATAATTAACCAGGTTCCAGAGAAGAACTTCACGGTGAATGTCCTCGGAAAGACCTACACGATATCCAACGGGGGTGTGGAGGCGGTCATCATCGACTTCGGACTCGCTCACATGCCGGGCATGATAAACTATTCCATCAGCCGTGGTCAACACGAAGACGTGGGTATTTCGCGGAGTAGTCACAACCTCTACGACCTGCACTTTTTCCTCTCGGCGGTCTTCGCCAAGGTGGAACGTAAGAAGACCGCCACGGACGTCGCGGTGTACAACTTCATCAAGGAACTCATTCCTAACGACGACTACTTCGCGGAGACCAGCAAGGTGACCAAGGAACACAGAATTAGGTTGGGTCTCACCAAAAACCATAACCTCAACCTCCCGTCGTTCACAAAATTCTTGACCCACCCATTCTTCGCCAAGCAGAACAACGGATTTGTGACCGGTCTGGTGAAAGCTTCCAAGGCGTGGCGACCCAGAAAAGACAGTTTCAAGACACCCAAGAAAACCCGATTCGATACACCCCGACCGTCTATGCGTAAGACGTCAACTATTATACCCAGATCCGTCAAGAAAAATACTACACCTGTTCGCCGACCACAGACGGTCGTGAAGACTACTAGAAAACAATCCACGTCGCGACCCAAAACGGCATAACTTAAAGTTTCAGATCGATATTTGATCAATGACGACCAAGGTGTTTTTATCAACCCCGTGTTACGGGGGTCTCTGTCTCGAGAGGTACATGTCCAGTGTGATTAAACTTCAGATGTTGATGTTAAAAGAGGGAATTCACTTGATGATCGACACTACAGAGAATGAAAGTTTGGTCCACCGAGCGAGGAATGTGAGCGTCGGTCGGTTCATACAGAAGACCGAATGCGACTACATGATGTTTATCGACGCCGATATTGACTTTGACCCGGCGGCGGTCGTCCGCCTCGTTCGGTCGGGACACGACCTGTCCGTGGCGTGCTATCCAAAGAAAGTTGTCATGTGGGACCAGGCAGCGTCGGCCATCAAGAACGGTGACGAACGAGATATGGCAATGCTCTCATCCAGCCTCGTGGTCAATATCGGCGCCACGAAACGTTCCATAGAGGATGGATTTGTCGAAGTTTTAGACGGACCCACGGGGTTCATGTGTATTCGTCGCGACGTCTTCAAAAAACTGGAGGAGGCATTCCCGGAGTTATGGTGCAAAAACGACCACCAAAACCGTGACTTCGACGATTACCATGCCTGCTTCGACTGTATGATAGACCCCGAAACCCGACGGTACCTGTCGGAAGATTATGCTTTCTGTCGTAGGTGGCAGCAGACCGGTGGAAAAATATACGCGGACGTGAACACGACCCTCGGGCACGTGGGAAACCTTCCCTTCAGTGCGTGTATGGACTTAAGGGTTTAATGTCTAATTAAAATATGAAGTTGGTCACTATCGCGGTCACCCGTTCCAAATCCTGCCACGTGAAGACACTGCACACAATTTTGAAACTCAACATTCTATGCGTTCAAAATTCTGTGGATCACCAGATCCTCTACTGCCCGGACGACCCTTTCGATAAAGTCTCCATCGTCGAGCGATGCATGAAAACCTACGATCGGATTTTCTTCATAGACTTTGGTATTGGTGTCGACGAGAAATCTCTGCACAAATGCCTGGAGATCAACGACAGTGCGGGACTCGTCGTTTTTCCCGGGGTCAAAGAAGGCATTAACTGGCAGCGGTTCAAGGACAAGGTCAGATCCGATTCGACCGAACCAACGTCGCAGATGGGACTGGAGTTCGACACGGTTCTGGGAAAGAAGACGGCGCCACAGTTTTATCACGTCAGAGACACGGACGCGAAGGTGTGGATGATGGTCCCGAAGACCGTGGTGAAACAGGTGAAGAAAAAGATAAAATTACGACCACCCATGTTCGAGTATCTCAAGGAGCAAGGAGTTAAAATATACGCGTACTCCGGAGCAAAGCTGATCCAGACCTATACCCACGAGTGTGTGAGTAACATATTAAACGCCGCATCTGTGAAATTAAATTAAAGATTAGCTTCGTATTCTAAACATGTCTTCTATACAAAAGGATTCGCCGTTACACAGTTTCGTGGTCAACTACATCCATCGGGTGTGGGGGAGCCGTGACTATTTCCCCGGGCCTCAACCTGTTTCTATAGAGCGACGCCATTTCCCAATCCTCAAATCGAAGGAGTATGTTGTTTGTGAAAAGACCGACGGTGAGCGTCAAATGCTCGTCGCGCTCATGTTTGAAGGGAAGAAAAAGTGCCTTCTCGTGAACCGCTCTTTCAATATGGTAGAGGTTCCTATCAATCTCAAGAAGAGTGCCTTCGACGGGACCATTCTTGACGGAGAGTTGTACGAAAATACGTTGATGATTTATGACGCCGTTCGGGTCAGTGGACAATCCGTTTGGGATCTGAACCTTTACAACAGAATGGACTCGGTCAAGGTATTGTTGAAAGGTCTCATCTCTATGAAATCCGACCAGTACAAACTGAAGTGTAAAAGGTTTCATCCGATGAAGAATTTCAAAACCTTCATGAACGACTACCTCCCGACCGTGACCCAGAAACAAGACGGCCTGGTTTTCACGCCGGTCGACGAACCTATCAGGCTTGGAACGCACGAGACACTCTTCAAATGGAAACCCGTTCACCAGAACACGGTGGATTTTCAGTTGAAGTGGGAACCCTCACGGGAGACGCCGGGCTTCAAGAGAGGGAGATCGACCTGGCGCCTTTACATCCAAGAGAGGGGTAAACTATATTATGAATCAGAAATCCCAGATGGAAAATTCGAGAGAAGCTGGATGGAGGAAGGTGCTATCGTAGAGTGCGAATACGTGACGTGGGAGCAGCCAATGTGGTGGCGTCCAGTGAAGCGTCGCACCGATAAGACATACCCCAATAACCGGAGAACATTCTACAGGACGATAGTTAACATCAAGGAGGCGATCGAGATGAAGGAATTTTGTTTTTAGACTGCCTGATACAGATACATGTGTTCGGGACGCTCGATGGGCTGACCGTATCCGTGCTCCTTGAGGAACGGATCAACTTCACTGTTGCTCATGTCGTGGATTTCCACTATGATAGCTGGTTTGTGTTTTGTAATGACATCAATAGCGCCTTTGAGTACGTTTATTTCGTGGCCTTCGACGTCCATTTTTATGAACGAAGGTGTGCCATCGTACACGTCGTCCAACCTCTTTTTTTGCACGGATATGGAGACAGATCGCGTCTCCTCCGGAATATCGAATCCACTGTTACCGTAGTTTATGACGGTCAGATCACGCTCGAGAAGTTTAGCGTCGGGTTTGGGTATGTATATGTCCGCGTCTCCCGTGGTGTCGGAGAGCGCATAGTCGTGAACGGTCACTGTGTTTTTCAGTGTGTTCGAAAGTGCGTTCTTCTTGACCACCTCGCCGTATAACGGTTCCCACGCCTGGACCGGTCCGAACTCCGAAAATATCAGGGTGTTGTACCCGATATTGGCCCCTATGTCGAGGATGTCCGTTCCCGATTTATAACACTTTTCGACGTCCTTGCGCATCCATCCGTCCCATTCGTGTCCGTTAGCGAGTACTGGAGTTAAATACCTGTCGTTGTGTATGACGAACAGGTTGTATTTACCGTTGTTCACGTTGACCAGGTTGATGTTCATATACCATATATAATAAGAAATGTCTTTAACGTCCTTATTTCTGATTGTAGACCATGAAATAGAAGCCACCTTCCGACGGTAATTCGTGCTCTTCAATCTTATCGTCGTTGATCAGGTACCATTTGTTTTTTTTCCTGACGAAACTCACGTAGTGACCGTCGTCCTGTTCGCCGACGTGTAGTGCGGTGGATATCAGGTTGTATTCCTGTCCTTGGATGATCAACTTTTCTATGATCTCCACGTGACTCTTTTGATCGAATGATATCATCAAAATTCGGGGAAGTTTAGAGAAGACCATGCGCGACGTGGCCAGGTTGTGCCGCTTCCCTTGATCGTCCGTAAAGTTCTCTATGACGTTCCAGTCTGTACTTTTCTGGAGAATTCGACCCAGGTCTTTACACGTGGGCGTCACCAGGTGCACGGAGAAAATTTCCTCGCTCAGTGATTTTCCGTCGGGCCAGATCGTTTCTTGTACCTTCTTCCCGTAAAACCACGGGTTGATATCCGGCGTGGAGTTCTCCAGTATGTCCAGGATGCAGAGCACCGCCTCTTGAACGTCCTGTTGCTCGTCTCCCTCAAAACGTGGGAACTTTTTCACGAACTCCTTAAGGACACTCTCGGCGCTGATTGTCCGGTATCCCTTCGTCCAGTACACCCTAACGAGTTCACTGTACGCGCGCGTGAATTCGCACACTCCCGTGTAAGGCCTCCTGATGTAATAATTCGACAACAGAGGAATGTACAAAAGGCACTGGAGGGCGGTGTTGAAGTAACACGTCTGTCCCCCGTTAAAGAAACCTTTCATTATTGATTGTTGACATAAGTTACTTAGAGTATTCGCGCGTTCTATTTATAAATAAATGGACATCCAACGGATCGTCGACAAGGTGCTGCCCATTTTCGAGTCGCACAAAAATGAGGAAGACGTTGAAGTTGAAATCCGACTCGGTCGTCACAACGGTTCGTTGTTCGATACGAACGTTGGCAAGGATGCGTGGAATAAAATTTTAAGGGCGCTGCAGAGATTCGATGGGTGGGAGCAGAAGACTGATAAGGTTGTGGACGTGTACTACAACGACTCCGAAGGTATTCGCATAACTTCCGACGAGAACACAGGAGAACAGGAGTGCATCCAGAAGGTGACCATCCAGAAGGAAGACTTTTTTGATAGTAGGCAACCTCTCGACGTGCGGTTCTGTATCGCGCGAGAAATACCAACGTCCGGTGAATACGAGATGGACAGGAAGAGGTCCAAGACCCGCCACTCGTTCATTCGAAAGAACCTTTCCATCGACATGACGATCTCATCCGGTGACCCGATTGACAAAGATTCAGAGGAGGAGGCGACGTATCAGGTGGAGTTGGAGATCATCAAGCCGAGTGAGGTGGATTCCGACGCTCGATTTTACAACATCATCCAGAAAATCAATGACGTCGCAAGAATTTTATGAAAAAAACCTTGACAGTATAGTAGATGGCCGCGTACATTCTTATGCTGGGCTCTGCGATGGCGGTCGCCGCGGCGGGTCAGTTTTCGGTCAAGGAGGAGGATCCCCCTCCTTCATCTGATCAGAAGAAGAAATCGAGCTCGTCGTTTTGGTCAGAAGAAGTCATGCGTCTTAAACAAGATGAAAAGACGGTGGTCGACGGGGATTCCAATTACGTTGAGGACTGCAAGGGATTCTGGAGTCCGTGGTCCGCGTGTGACGAGGAGTGCGACGGGGGCACTCAGACGCGTGAATTCACAAAGGAGGCCGACCCTGCGAACGGCGGGAAAGCTTGTCCCGACCCTCTCAAGGAGACGCGCGCGTGTAACACTAAAAAATGTACCGGAGCGCCACCCCTCGCGAACGAGGATACGAATTTCAATGGGTACAGACCGGCCGTTAAAGGTAAGAGGTGCGCCCGATCCGATCGGTTTATCAGCAGCGATTTCGTACGGAAACCGGGTGAATCGAAAGTGAATGAGAGTGATGTGTTATCGTGGAAATATCAACGTCTCTTAGAGCGCGGAATAGAGAAGTGTAACAAGAGCAAATTCTGTCAGTACGTCGAACTACAACACGGAAACTCGATCGCCAAAACGTACACCAAAGCTGATTGTAATGAAATGGTGGACGATCCCGCAGTTAAAATCTGGGAGAAGATCGAGTGGGATGATCCGTACGTGCAGAATCCGATACATGGCTACGAGCAGTTCGGGTCGAGAGATCCTCATACCAAGCAATACGGTATATGTGGAATCAAGGATGCGAAGTCTATATGGGACAAGACGTGGCTCGACCAGGGGTACGTCAATGGTGCGAGGGGACCGGGATCTAAGGGCGAGGCGAAGGCTTTCACCACGGGTGGTTTTTCCAAGGCGGACCCCGTCTACAGTTCTTATGTCGAGTCTGGCGCGCAGATATGCAACGCGGATCCTAACTGCAAATACGTTTCAGTTTTCAAAAACGGCACGTACCGAACCTTCGATGGCGACACGTGTGAGAAGACGCCACTGTTCCATCAAATCTCGGGAGTGAAGACGTGGAAAAAGAAGGATCCCAGCGTGGCGGGTATCCCCCCTTGGAATCCTGACAAGGACGGGTACAGGACAGTCGGTGAGGGAACGTGTGACGGAAAACCGATGTACGAGAGCACAAAGGTCGAACCTAAAGCTGGTAAGTTCAGCGATCGCCTCTATCTGAAATACGCACAAGATGCAGCGAAGAAATGTGACGATACGAACGGCTGTAAATTCACTTCGGTGATGAAAGACTCGAGGTTTACCCTGTACGATTACGACAACTGCAAAACCAAATCCAAGGGTACCGGTCAGGATAAGAGTTGGGCCAACAAACGTAGCAAACCTCCACCTCCACCTCCACCACCTCCACCACCTCCTCCCCCTCCACCACCTCCTCCCCCTCCACCACCTCCACCACCTAAACCCCCCAGGTTCAACTGCGGGAACAATCAGAATCGTTCCATCCTACTCTCAAATAAGATGGACGGTACGTGTGATTGCGTGTACACTTTCGACGATGAACAAGAAGAAATATTGAAAGGTAGGTACGACACTTTACCCGATTCGAAACGATTTAAAATCAAAAATACATACTACGAGAAAACAGGAGCGTGTGACATCCCAAAGAATGCGGATACGATAAATTCCGTGCAGGTGTCTACCAGTATGGGTGATAGGGGTACAAGATACTTACAGGGTCGACCGGTGATAGTGAGGGAAGATAAGAGTGGGTGGGAGTCTCAGGATTTCAACCTCGGCTCTGAACACGGTATGGGCACGTACGGTGGTCAGGCTCCACTCAAGTATGCGGATAAGTGCTCAGAAAAGTCTGAGGAATTGTTTCGGGAACACCAGAAGACGAAAGTACGGGCATATAAATCAGTCGGAATGTCCGTTTGGCGAACCAACGACCAATACAAATGTCGTGTGTATACGGGTAATAATGGGAAAGGGACCGACCCAGCGTGCGTCGACGCACCGTGGCTGAAGAAAAGTTGTTTAAGCAAAGCACCGGGTGAAAGAGGGGTCGATAACGACGACAAGAACAATCAGTACGCGGGTGGAGGTTTGTACTGGAAAAGGGTGTTACCCTCGGATTACAATGCAAGGAAAGATGAATGGAAACCGCCACCTCCTCCCCCTCCTCCACCCAAACCAGAAGAGAAGGTCAGCACAAACGGGAAATGTGGTACTCGAGCCCAACCTTACAAGGCTCGGTGTCCGGATAATTTCTGTTGCACGTATCCCTCAAAACTGTGTCGGGAAAGTGGAAAAGCATGTTCGACAACCGGTGTGAATAAGAACAACGCTAAATATCACGGGAAGCGGACTAAATTCTGGTCATCCAAACCGGCTCCAACTACCGTCAAGGCGGAGAAGAAGAAGGAGGAGGGCTGCACCGGTTTCGCCTGTTTCTTACCACAGGATAATACCATGTATGCAAGTACTAACTTAAAGTGCGGTACCGACGGAAGTCCCAGTCCTGGGTACTGCCCTAAAGGTAGGTGCTGCTCCGATAAGCTGGTGAATATGTGTGTGCCGACTAATACAATGCAACAATTCTGCACGCCTGGTCACGCTAACAGAAAATATGATTATCCGTGGAAGGACTAAGTAAAAAATATTTACAAAGAGTAATGGACGCGACAACCGCGGTGTTGATCATGTTAGTATGCTGCATGTGTTGCATACTGTCATCATCCGCGGCCAGTGCGGTGATGATAACAGATACCGATCCTGTGGAGGAGGAGGAAGAAGGGTTCGTCGATGAAGTTGAACCCAGACCGTTCGATGATGAGAAGATGTTCTTGGTTGAGGAAGAGAAGAAACCGGAGAAGAAGGCAAAGTTTAAACTCGTGCGCAACGTGGATTACGGTGCGGGTGATATATATCATTATCACCCCGGCGCACCCGATCCCACGTACGAATATGATAAGGATAAGTGCCTCAACCACTGCGCGTTGGACGACGGTTGTAAAGCTGTGGTGTTCGACGCGAATATGACAAGGTGTTGGGCGAAGCGAATGGCGGATTTCGAGATGCCATTACATTTTCCCGCGAATGGTAAATTGACCTACGTGAAGAAGGGTGAATACGAGGAGGCTGTGAAAAAATATAGTTAAGTAGTAAGGATGTTACACATCGTCATACTCTTTCTCGTGATACTTTGTCTTATGCACGAGAAACAGTCTGTTCAGGGGTCTCGCTTCTTCCACCTCAGTGATGGAGAGAGTGAGAAAATGTACAACAATATGCACAGAAGCGGTGTCAGTGCCCAAAAGCTGAAGGATTTCGTCGACATGGAGAACCAACTTTTGGGACTGGAGCAGAATGCGGTCTGTACCGGCATTCCGTACTCGCAGCAGGGGAACGCAATCTCAAAAAAAATAAAGGAGACCTTTCCAGAGTTCACCTTCAGCTATCATACGATCCATCTTAAGCAACTCGCGGAACCGACGAAAACTATAAATAGAAGAATAAGATGTTTTTGACACCACGTTTGATAGATGTTGTCAACTTAGTCATGATTTGCCTGTACATCGCAGAAGAGTTCGTTGTCCAACATCCTGGTGAGATTCCATAGGAGCATCCTGTGTTGTGAGCTGTCTATTTCCGACCAGTTATTAGCTACGGATCTTATGAGCTCATTGTCGTCTCGTCCATTAGATATAATACCCTTGTAGCGTATGTAATCGGCAATGATATATATGAACGCGTCAAGAAGTTCTTCTCTACACATCTCCATCCACGAATGTTTGGGTGCCCGGACTCTAACGCCGTGCCCGTACCTTCTTACGCCCAGTCGAAGCCTTTCGTCTACGCTTTGCAGAAGTTGCATTTTTCAATTCCTCGCGTCTCTTTTTTAACCACCTTTTCTTGTAAAGTCGCATACGCTTTTTGGTGGGAGAGCGACGATTATGTGTCCTCTTATAGTTCATTATATAATTGGAGACGGCGTCTCGCCACGCGTTTCGGGAGTGATAGGGAATTCCACGCACGGAGGCGTTTTTCATCAAGTAGATCTTTTCTAACTTTTTCATCCGGATTCGCTTCCAGTGGTTGACCATACGACGCTCCACCTCCCTGGCGCTGCCACCGTTGGTGAGTTCACGTTTCACCCTCCACATATCCCTGGTCAGGTTTGGTTTGTAACGACGCATCCACTTGCACCCGAAGCAGCGCTTGAGTTGATTACGAATCACGTCGTCGTGATGTGTGGTTTTTTTAATGGGACGTCGCACAATCTTATATTTAATGACAGTTCTAACTCTAGGTTGAGCCGGAGGTGGGATCGGTGCAGCCCTAACGATCACGGGTGGTGCGGGTCGAGGGGAGAACTCGTTCTCGAGAGGGTTTCGACACATGGGTTGTGGTCGTGGCGGAGGAGGAGTCGTGATGGGGGTGGGATCACGGAGGAGTTGTTTACGCACGATATCCTCCCTTCGAGCCATTCGCGCGCGTCTCGCGGTTTCATTCTCGGTCTGAACCTTGAAACCGGACTCTTTGACGAAGTTCCGAGCGTCCATATTACTATACAGACATATTTTTTTAGTGATTGTTGCCAACCATCAATTCCTCCTCGATCACATCGACCCCGAAAAACACGGGCTGAGCTGGGTACTCGCGACCATTGTAATTGATCGCACAGGTCCTGACAGTGATTCCATACGTCGAGAACGGCCCAATGTAAAAATCCGGATTGAACAGATCCGGCTTCTTACCCTTGAGTGAGCGCGCGCAGTGTGTGTTGTACGCCTGGTGAAAGATGTCCTCGGGTACGAACTTACCCTCCTCCTTGATAACACGCACCGAGTTCAGGAAGTGATGAAGGGTATTCGCCACCATGGCCACTTGGTTCTGGATAATTTTGAAGTACGGGGGAACTACATTCCAAATATCTCGGCCGCTGTACTTCTCGGAATATTCGAGGTACCCGCGGATGCATTTGCACAGGATCGCCGGAAGCTCGGCCGCGAGCTTTTTGTCTAGGTTGGGATCCGCCTCCTGTACCTGCTTCGTAAAGTTCCAGGGAAGAATACGACGAAGGACGGAACCGGATTTATCGTTCCAGTTGGGAACTTCGTTGCCGCCCAGAATACCGGGAACTTTCCAGTTTGGGAGGCTCTGCGCCGTCTTGTTCTTGACGTTGATCGCGATCCCCTCACCCGAAACGAGCGACTGGAACTCCGCCTGTTCGAGTGCCAGGTCACCTTTGACCTCCGGCGCGACGAACATCAGCGCGTCCTTGATTGCCGAAAGCCCGAACTTTCGCTCGATGTTGTTGCCAAGTGTCTTCACATCTTCGCTTTGATAAAAACGCTGAAAGACGTTGTTTATCAGGGTACTCTTTCCACTTCTCGCGATTCCTTTCATGAACGGTATAACCTGCCACTTGTCTAATTCTGAAACGTCGTAGCATAACCTACCTCCCATCACGTAGGCCCACTTTTGCACATCCTCTTCGAAACCCTGGTATTGTAGGATGGTGTCGAAGTTGGGTGTGGGGATATGGAACCAATCGTCGATATGCGAAAAGTCGATAAAGTCTTGATCGAAATACTTACAGGAGATGATGGAAGGGTCCAGGACTCGAAAGTCGTGGCTGTCGTACGGGTAAAACTTGCAGGTCGGATGACCTTCGTTTTGTGGGCCGTCCTCTTTTCCACAGAAGAGACCGTTGCGAAACGACCAAACGTGTCTCCTCTTCTCTATGGCTGGAAACTGGGGATCGTAGCAGTTAGTCAGGTGATTGGCCACGTCCTTGTAACAACCACCTTTACTCGTGAAATTTTTCCAATTTTCAAACTCATCATCTTTCGGTGCGAGAGAATACACAAACTGGATGATTTCGAACTTGGGTTTCCAAGCGCGCGTGCCGTATCCGGAAGGACTGCGAATCTCTTCGTAACACGAGTCATGGTATCGTCTCAATCCCTGTCTGTGCGCCTCCTCCAGGGAATGGATGATGCACTTCTGGTACGGACTGCACTTCTCGACTTCGTCTTCGTCCATGGCAAGGGGATCGGAGAAGCAGCTGATGAGAGGTTCGGCCGTGGGGTTGACGACGCGTTCGAAAGCGTTCCAGTGGCGCCTGACGTTATCAAAACCATCTTTCAGTTGTTTTCCGACCGAATTGATCCTCTTCAAGAGGGTGATACCGTCTTCGTCTGGTTTGTTTTTTATGTTCAGAACACCCATCCTCGTTCGAAGGTTGAGAAGGTACCGCCTCTGACGATCTTTGATTCCTTTTATGGCGCGAATGTCTATTTTTGAAATCAAGGGTTCGCCATTATGGTCCCAATGGTCCTTGTGGATGAATTGTCTGTACCCCAACTCGCGGGCGTTGCGATGACAGCTCCGCCTGAGATCCCACGCATTTTCAAAAATTTCTAGGGTTCCGATTATTTGTTCAACATTCATAGACTCGATTGACCGTTTCTCCAGCTCCAGTAGTGCTTGGTAGCGATCCGGTTCGTCATCGATGAAGTGAAGTTCTTCCATGTTACATATTATACAAAATTTCTCCTTAACTGATTTTATCCCTTAAGTTCGCTGAAAATTTTAACGAGTATCCTATTTTGGGTCTGAAGCTGCTGCCCGATCGCGACCAGAGCGGTGCAGATCGTGTCGCCTTCGTCGGTCGCGAGGAGCGATGTCATCAGAGACGCGATGTCAACTTCATCTTCGAATTCCATGAGTTCGTCGTCGTCGATCTCCTCGTCGTCGATGATCTCACCTTCCTCCATCTGGTCTTCGGGAATTTCTTCAGGCTGCGGCTTGGTGGACATTTGAAATCTACTGAGAAAAATCGAGACGAAAATTTCCGCGCGCGTGGACATGGTCCAAAATTATTTTCTCTGCTTATAGTACAACAACTTTCAAAATGGCTGGCGGACTCATGCAGTTAGTCGCCTACGGCGCGCAAGACGTGTACCTCACCGGTAACCCCGAAGTTACCTTCTACCAGGCCAAGTACAAGCGCCATACCAACTTCGCTATGGAGAACATCGAGCAGACCCTCAACGGCAACCCCGGCAACTCCGGCCGCGTCTCCGTGACCGTCGCCCGTAACGGTGACCTCGTCGGCGAAATGTACGTGGAGCTCGAGTCCAACGCGCAGACCTCCGGTGTCTCTTGCTGGGTCGCCGAGCGTGCTGTCTCCTCCGTAGAATTATCAATTGGGGGTCAAAGGGTGGACAAACTCTACCAGAAGTACTGGCGTCTCTACTCCGAGCTGTACTACGACGAAGCGAAGAAGGCTCAGTACGGCAAGATGACGACCGCCAGCGACGGCAACAAGGTGTTCCTCCCCCTCCTGTTCTTCTTCAACAGGAACATGGGGCTCGCGCTGCCGCTCATCGCACTTCAATACCACGAAGTTCGTGTGGACTTCGACCTCGCGTCCGACTTCACCACCTACTGCAACCCCGGCACCTTCAAGGTGTACGCTAATTACATCTACCTCGACACGGAGGAGCGTCGTCGTTTTGCGCAGAAGGGCCACGAGTACCTCATTGAGCAAACCCAGCACACTGGAGTTGATACCGTTGACGCCACCGGAACCAAGCAGATTCGTCTCTCGTTCAATCATCCGGTCAAGAGCCTGATGTGGTGCCTCACCGGCACTTCCGCTGACTCTCTCTGGTCTTTCGGTAAGTCCGTCGGCCAGGCGGACCACCTCGCCATCTCGGCGGGTACCTCGTCCTCATCCACCGCTGTCGGTGATCAGGCGCTTCCCATTTCGGCCGCGACCGGTGCCCCCGTTGTCTTGACCGCCGGCCACGCCGACCGCGAGGCCTGGACCGAGGAGGCTCAGGGTGCGATGACCGACTTCAAGCTCGTCCTGAACGGTCAGGACCGCTTCAAGGCTCAGGGTGGTAAGTACTTCAACCAGGTGCAGCCCTACCACCACTTCAGCGGTTCCCCGTTCCCCGGTGTATATGCCTATAGCTTCGCACTTCGCCCCGAAGAACATCAGCCCACCGGCACGTGCAACTTCAGCCGCATCGACAACGCGCAGGTGTCCATCACCACGGCCGGCGCCCTTAACGCGACCAACCTCCACATGTTCGCGACCAACTACAACGTCCTCCGTATCCAATCAGGCATGGGCGGTCTCGCGTTCTCTAACTAAATACTCATACGAGGTATTTTAGTAATTGTAATTAAAAATTCACATTTAAAAATTGAGACCCAATTTTTAAAGATGATTTAAAATAGGATGATACTCACAGACCAGATAATTCGGTACCTCTCCAAAGATATTATGTTACCGACACGATGTTACGCGACTAAAAATCAGCTCATATCCGTGAAAGATTGCTGTGACTGTAAAATTTTCTGTAAGAAACCACCGAAGGGTTCGGTACCTGCTTACGCGTTCAAAATTTCTAAAGCGAATCCTCATGTGTCTGGACATATGTGACCCCCCTGTCCAAAGTAACTGTTATTGATTTTAATGTGATACGAGCAGTATGTAAAATTACATTTCGGACATTTCTGAGATTTTTTTTTATCCTCGGAGCACATGTGTTTGAAAGTACTGTCACACTCGACATTCTTTGAGGTCAATTGGCGTAAGGTCTCAATACCCTGGATGGCACCGATCATTTGTGTAATATACATAGATAAAGATTACAAAAATTACCGCAAATCTTTATCAGCCGTATAGTACGTCTTACCCTTAGTGGCAAAACTATACACCCTCGCGTACCCCCACGCTTGTGGAGAAGCTCCCGGTCGATGCCCGGTTCTCCACGCGGCGAGTCCCCTCTTGTACACGGTCTTCACAGTCTTCAGAGGAATGCCGGTAGCTTTACTAATTTCAGGGAGGGATTTGACTTTGGGTCCGTATCTCTTTCTGAACCTCTGGGTGTAGGAGGAAGTCTTCGTCTTTTGTCCCTTGTCCGTCTTGAATCGTCTATAATCCCTGCGAAGCATTTTCTTGTAGCGGGTCTCAACCTGTCCCAGGGTCTCAAGCCCCCTGAAGTATTTGAGCGGCGCGTAGATCTTCCCCTTGGTTTTACGCAATTGGCCAACCTTGCGAACGATCTGGGTATCGGTGAGGGGCATCCTTACTCTGTGCTCACATTTTTATCGTCACGGTGAAATACGACACCGCGAGAACGTAGGCGGCGAACAACATATCCGAAGGAGTCCAGGTGTACCCCCCGTCCCAATCACCGAAGACGTACTTGGTACACAGGAAAACGATCGCGGGTATGATCAACTCCTTTTTGAAATTGGACCGGTTACGTACGTGAAGCAGGAGGTACGAGAGCGTGACGATGAACAAGGTGGACTGGATCATCGTTTACTATTTACTTTTCCTTTAGATATTTAATTGCAACTTCGATCGACGGGTAGATGAGTTTTCCGAAGCGGACGCGACCCGTCCTAGGATTGTACCAGCCATCGTGTCCTTTGAACTTTGCCCTGTGGACCTCGATCATATAAAAGAATAACATTATATTTTATGTATGAGCCTATCAATCATCTGTGGCAACATGTTCAGCGGGAAAACATCCGAGCTTATCCGGCGTCTAAAATGTCGAAAGGCGATCGGTGATAAAATCTTGGTCATCAACTCGAGTAAGGACACGCGGTCTACCGAACGCGTGCTGAGAACGCACGACAACGTCACGTTCACGTGTCTCAAGGTGTATGACATCTTCGACGTGATACACATGCCGGAATTCGACGACGCCGACGTAGTTGCCATAGACGAGGCTCAATTTTTTCCTCGGCTCAAAAAGTTCGTGGAGTGTGGGATGTACGTCAACAAAAACATCATCATCGCGGGACTCGACGCGGACTCGTCGCAGCGAAAGATCGGTGAGATCATAGATTGCATCCCGATGGCGTGCGACGTGACCAAACTTTCGGCGCTTTGCATGCGATGCAAAAACGGAACTCCTGGTCCTTTCACGAAGCGCACCGTAGACGACAAAAGTCCTGAACTCATAGGAGGCTGCGACAAATACGTAGCGGTGTGCAGATACCATCTCACCTCCTATGGACATCTAGTATGAGCACGGTCCTCTTACCCACCCCTTCTTTTATCAACTCGTGGTACCTGCTATGATCGAAAAGAAATTCCCCGCCTTCTTCGTGGACGTGCTGTCCCCCGTCCGTGTAAAGAACGCATCTACCACCACTCTGCACGGTTATGTGGTATCGCAACAGGCGGTTACATTCCGCTCGGTGTGGGTCGAGTCGCATAGGACCTTCACTCACGGCGAACGCCGCCACTTTCGTTTCGACGCATGGGATCTGTTTCAGGAGACTGTTGAGTAAGGGGAAATCTTCAACCCTGTAATAATAGTAGTTATCATTCTTCTCGAACCAAGGAGAGAGGTCGTGGTAAAATCTCTTCTTCAGCGAGGGATGGACCCGTTCGAATTCCTCTTGAATCTTCTTAAAGTGGAGTTTAATCAGCGCCAGGCCGGGGTAATTGGACACCTTGCACGGACTAAACATATGGATGATGTCTCTGAACGAATTGCGTATTCCACAGAGCGGTCGACGAACGTTCTGAAAATACAGGCTGTCTAAAGGAAATTTGCAGAAATCCCACATCACCATCAGCGTGGGAACCGCCAGGACACTTTTGACCCACATTATTATCTCTGTATAAAATAAAAAACGAACGAAATGCCCGGATACACCGAACCGCTCGAGCCCGAGCCCACCAAGGAGAAGAAAGAGATCAAGTCCCGCTTCGCGATGCCCACGAAGCTCACCATCGTTCAGATGGTCCTCCTCGCGTTCCTAGTCATTCACGCGTGGACCTCCCGCAAGGTTAAGGGTGTGGTAGTTTCCACCATCGCCCTCGCCATAGGCCTCCTCCATATGTACGATCACCTCTACCGAGTTGGACGCCACGGTGGTGAGCACCTGTTCTTCCTTCCCAAGAAGGAGGAGTACGGCTGCAAGTCCTGCATGTAAAAAAATTCAAAACGTAATGTAAGTATGCGCGTCAGGATTCGTCGGAGCCCTAACCCGGCGAAGAAATTCAGGGCGACACTAGAAGACGGCAGGACTGTTGACTTTGGTGCGAGTGGATATAGCAACTACACCAAACACAAGAATCCTTCTCGTATGCGAGCGTACGTGCGGCGGCACGGCGGTAAAATATCGATGGGTCTGATTTCAGAACAGGACCCCAAAAAAATTCAGACTCGAATGTTAGACGTCGACCGAAGCGACAAAGAGAGCTGGGGTGTGAGCGGTGTAGGAAGCGCCGGTTTTTGGTCCCGATGGTATCTGTGGAGTTATCCCTCGTTCGGTCAGGTGGACAAGTTCCTGAAGAGGCGGTTCGGAATCATTGTTTCGCGTTGAGAATTTGGTCGACTAAATCTTCAGGCTGTTGCTCCATCATATCGCGGAGACTTTCACACGAGTCTTTCATCTCCATTATCGCGATGTCTACATTTGAGAACGGTAAGCACTTCTTACGCTCTTCGTCCTGGCTCTGCCACGTGCAGGAATTTCGTACCTGATCTTCGGTGAGTCTCCCGTAATCAACTTTCATCTCTTCTGTGGGTTCCATCATGTCTTTCAGGTAAGATTTCCAGTCCTGGAACCCACTGAAGGTCAGAATGCTTTCGTTACTTTTGTAATATTGCATGCCCTTTTTGATTTCCGCTCGAGCATCTTCGCTCGTCAACTCATTGTACAAGGTGCAAAGTTCCGGTGATTTTTCCTGAAGCTTTCTGAACGAGTCGAGCATCGCGTTCTTCGTCGTGAGGTCACCGGGGAGTTCTCCCTCTCTCGGGATGTCGGTGCCGATGAGTCGCAATTCGTTGGCCAAGTCCATGAACTGCCGCATCTTCTTCATCCTGACAACCTTCTCAAAGTGAGGTGAAGTTCCTGGTATGAAACCGGTGATAAAACCTCCCGCCGCCGAGCTGGACAGGGATGAGCAGCAGCACATCAGGAGAAGGAGGCTCGCCATTTGGTAGTAGTCTATATTTTTTTATGTGATTATAGTAATAAACAATGGATCCACTTTCGATGCTCAGTTTGCCAATGACCATGATGAATGTCGTTTCCGGTCTCTCCGCGGGTATTCCCGTCATCGGTGATATAACTCCCAAAACCGACGGTCCTTTGAGTGACAAGGAGTTCGGTTCCTACATCGCCAGTGTAATTTGTTTGATCATAATGATATATATGATAGTCAAAATGCCCTTCAAGACACCCCCTATTATGTTAGCCTGCTGTTGCTCCCTCTCCTCGTGCAGCAGCTCCACCAGCCGCATCGTTGACGAATCCAAGCGTCGTATGGCGTCCTCTCCGGCCGAGGAGTGAGTCAATTTCAAATAAAGTTGTCCACGCGATACATGTTCACATTGAACGACCCTTTCCCCGTGACGTCGACTGATTCACTAGAATGAAGTTCCTGGCAGCCGACGTCATCCATGCAATCTCTGTCCTTGTGTCCCACAGGTATGGAATATAGATTATCACCCCCCGTAGTCGTGTAGAAGTGATACCGATCTCGCCTGCCCCTGACCTCCTTACCATATAAGGGTAAGGTTTCCCCTTGCTCGCCTGTTAAGACTCCCATCTGGTGGAAGACACCCGGCTTCCAACTTCGAATAGGTGGCTGACGGAATTCCGGCTCCATCCGAGGGGGAGGAGGCGCCCTCGCGGTGCGAAAAACTGGGCGAGAGACGACGACCTTCTTGGGGTTGGCCAAGAGGTAGGCCACGGTTGCTATAAGGGTGATTACGACGACCATCATCACTTGGGATTTAGTCTGCTTCTTCATATTACAGTCTAATTAGATTTTTTCTGAGTTTCACCGCTATGTCGTATAGTAATAACAGGACCAGAATTCCCAATATATAAGGAATCGTATTGGTCAACGACTGGACCCCGGATTCGACGATTAAAAAGACGGTCTCGACCGTCGTCGCCCCCCTCTCTACAGCCCCTCCGATACTTCCCACGAGCACAAAAGGACATCGTATTAGTTTGTAAAAGGCTAATCGAATCTCCTGTTTCGTCCTAATGTAATTCATGACACCATTATGCACCGCCGCAACCCTGGCGAGGTGCTCCTTGTGACTGTAATACACTTGTAAAATTTTCAGTTTGTGATTAAGAAATTGTTCGTACGCACTGACTGAATTTAGTACGGTTATCAGTAATAATATGATGGTACTACCATACCACAACCTGTACATATTACTAATTTAGTACGAAAGCTCTAAGCTCCATGCTTCATTCTGACGCACACAAGACACCCGACCCCCACGAGGCCGTCGAACCGAATTTCACGAAAGGTGTATTTAAGCGCCTAAAACGTATCCTGTTGCTACCGCCGTGCACACATTTGAAGCGTCGCTCTCAAATACCCCCGACATCATCCTCTACCGCGACGCGCTTCTTCTATAATTCGACACGTGGCAAAATATGGAAACCCTCAGAAACCATATTCTCGGAGCGTACAAGGAAATGGAAGACGCGACTGTCATTCCTTATGATGAGCATACGGAATTCCCATATCATTTGAATAATGTATTATTCCCATATTATATGGTCTTGGACGGCACCTCTTCAAGTCAGATCGTCATCTCAGATCTTCTGAAACTGTTTTCAAGGATCCAAGAAGATGATGGTTACGTTCCCAGCGAATTCGCGATGGTGTTTCAACACATTGTCACGTACCGCGCGATAGACGCGGCCAATTCAGACGATCGCCAAAGCTTTCAGCTGTACAGTTTCATCGCACAAGAGCTGTTTCGGTGTATGGACATCCCTGAGAGTCCATTCGACGAAGACGACGTATGCTTTTTCAGTTGTGGTCACGAAGCACTGAGCAGATTATCTGAACGAATGGTCCCCCTTGAAGAGATTATCAACGAGCTTAAGAGCCGCGAAGCTGACGACGACGAGATCATAAATCAAATTTTAGGCGAAAACCGTATTTAATATTATATCTGAATTTCGTAATTATTGTTATAGATCGCTCCATGAGGTTCATTTTTCAAAGCGCAAACGCCTCCGAGCCGCATCACGGTCCGGAATCGACTTTCACGAAAAGCGTGTTTGAACGCTTAAAACGTATCCTGTTGCTACCGCCGTGCACACCTTTGAAGCGTCGCTCTCAAATACCCCCGGCATCATCCTCTACCGCGACGCGCTTCTTCGATAATTCGACACGTGGCAAAATATGGAACTCTCCATCAAAGAACTCGAGGAAGCTGTGGCCCTGCGTCTCAAATTACATACTCAGAAGAAATTTGAAAACCAAGAAATTGTCAAAACTAGGATTCGGCTCTGTACTCAAACCCCACCTAAGGTGATCCTGGGTGCACTCGATTTAGGGTTTGAAAAACTGGAGAGGGCTAATGCAAAAATTGAACAGCTGGAGAAAGAACTCAAGGTGTGTTGGGTCATTTCTACACTGATATTTTTACATTTTTTAGTGACTCTCTACCTATACAGGGTATCGAGACGTCTTCACCCAACGACACTGCCCGTAAAGGCGCCTTCAATATGGCTCTTCAGAACGAGGTCTACAAGGCCGCATCTTCGGACACGCTCCTTCACAAAGTCGTGTCTCAACACCAAGACGTATGTGTCATACTCTCGGTCGGTGTGGACGAACTCAGCTCTGCACAAAAGAAGCTACTCTTCGAAGCGTGCATCGACATCGGTACCAGCGATACCGCAAAGGTGAACACGTTTAACCCATCGTGCGATCCGAGCGGTGACCACATCATGTGTACGATACTCGTTCCCGGGGTTCCGATGTGCTACTTGAAGCTTGATTTGATGGAATCAGAGTCCGACGAACACTATCCACTAGACGCTTTGGAGTCGTGTGTACGGGTTTTTACACTCATGTTTCCTTCTGAATACTGATAATTTAATATAAAAAAAAGATATACTTTAATTAGATAGAATGCCCATCCCAGTGGTGAACTATGCCCGGCTTGAAAGACTCAAACCACCGGAAAACAAAAACATTCAGTGGAACCTCAATACGTTCCTGGTTATTTTTATATGCCTGTCTGTTCTTTGTATGTACAAACGAGCCTCGAATATTCACACCAGGCGGAGGAGGTACACAACACTCGATGGATATCTCGAAGTTCACTCGAGTTCACCAACTATGCCATAGCGGATGCAATCCTTGGGTGACAAGTAAATATCTTTCTTCATCAACTTTCTGTAAAACAACACGACGTCAGTCTAATAGACCATACGGAAATTAAAATAAACTTACCTAAATTTCCGCTCTGGAATTTTTGTTTTTTCCATGTACATCTTTTTGAGCATCTTCATAAATTTGTCTGTCGACCGAAGCTCGTGCTTAAGGTCTTCGTAGTTGCCCCACATCTCAGTGGAGATCTGATGAATCAACACAAAGGCGTTTTTCCCCATCCGCCTCTCGGAACCTCCGAGGAGCATAAATGTGGCTGCCGAACAACACGAACCTTGTGCCACTGTTATTACGCGAACTCTGGAAGATTCCAGGACGTTCATGAGGTTCATACCTGAAAATATACATCCACCATCTGAATGAATGTGAACCCTTATCACGGGTTCGTAGCCAACGAGTTCAGCCTTTTTTTTAAGAAGTTCGATCTCCAAACGCTTAAATTTTTCAACAAATTCAAGGGCGTTTTCACGATCCACATCTCCATAAAATAAGATTTCATTGCCAGTGATTTTGACCACAGTTTCAGTAGCTTCAGATTCTTCCTCTTTCGTAGACATTACGCAACTGCTTCTTTACTTTACTCACCTCTCTTGCTTTTAAATTACTTCCGACGCATAGATGATTGATGACATCGAAATCCTGTGGTGTAATTTTATAGTTAAAGAGTGGTTCCAGATCACCCTTCTCGGCATATTTTTTCAGCAAACCGACCTCCTCCACCCCCAGATTCAGTCTCGATTTCTTTTGAATGCTAGCGAACTTTGATTTTCGCATCCTGTAATTCCCCAGCTTCGTCCAGCAGCTCCCCGGTCGGATTTTGTCTCGATTAAGAGGCTCACCGAGCGAAGCCTTCGGTATGGTCAGCGCGTTACATACGAAATACGGCATCAGGAACCAACTACCCCGGGTGTATATATGCGTGTCGAAGAAGTCCGCGTCGGAGAAAGCTACTGTCGTTTTCGCTATGTCCGCACCGACGGAGTCGATATAATTCTCCTGAAACACGTCCCACACATGTCCGTGCTCGGAGATGCTGTCACGAATGTGTATCGGTCCGGGATCACACAGAACGTCGGCTATGAAATCTTTCGGGGTTTGGAAATCGTCCATCGGGTCGTACCCGTCGGAGTAGTTGAAAAAACTTCTGATGTTCCCCTGGCATCTGCGCGCGGCGGCTTCCACCTCCGGCGTCACATTGTCGACGAGCTGTAACAACGTGTCGGGTTTGTGTTTGGGGATGAACACCGTCTCGAAGTTGGGGTACATACACATGTTCGTCGTGGTTATGATAAGGGATCCGCGGGACAGGCGATCACCATCAGATACCGACTCGACGATTTGTTTAAAGATTGTGTCGTAATCTTCGATGTAAACGTGTTGAGCCGAAGGTTTGATGAACGGAAGGAAAAGTGATTTAGATTTGAGATGTTCACCCAGAAGCTCTACGCATTTCAGGCCACGGAGCGCTTCTCTCAACACGAAACTTTTACCAACTCCCGTGGAGCCGCAGATGAACACATTTTTACCCTTGTTCAGGTAACCCTGAATCAATGCAATTTTGTTTCCGTGTATCGTGTGAACCTTTTCATGCTTTTTTTCGTCTTTTACAGTAATGAAAGATTCCATCGAGGCTGATGACTTTATTAATCAAGGGGTAGATTTAGTTTTAGGTAACCCCGCACTACAGAAGCGTATCTTCGAACCCTTAACTAAGAAGGTCGTTCTACCATACGTGATTTGCACGGGTCTATTTAACATTACTATCTTGATTCTCCTCCTTTACCTTGTTCGAGGTCATCGTCGTCAACCACCGTGATCTCCTCCTCCTCCTCCTCTTCTTCTTCCTCTTCTTCGTCTACGTCAATCTCTACGTCAATCTCTTCCTCGTCTTCACCCTCTTTATTAAAAATCTTTTCCAGTGGAGTATTTCTGGTGATACTCTTCAACAGTGGAATGGCGCGGACGCGAAGGATCTCAGGTTTGGTAAAGTTCGATTCACGTGGGTATTCCCTTTCAAATTTTAAAAGGATGTGTTTGGGAATGGGTGGAGATTGTTCTAACAACGAGTCATATGTCGTTTTGCAATCTTCCACGAACTTCAGACCCTCCTTCTTACGCTCCTCTCTCGGTAGGGCGAGTTGGAGTCGAATGTTCCTGCTTAGGTTCCCGTGTGCGAGTGCGGCTGTCCGGTGGTTCTCCATGAGCTCCTGGATTTTTAGGAAGGTGCTAATAGTAGCTATAAGCCCAGCGATAAGATTCAGACCACCGATGATCGAAGGCGCCATGGGTTGGATAGAGACGGGTAATGTACTCTGAGCGAAATTCGCCGTACCCGTCAGCGTACTCAAAACGATGACCGGTAGGTTAAACCGGAGAGACAGCTTCCGGTACATCAGGAAAGATCTATGGTGCATATAGCGGTAACAGGCACTCTGCTCCCCCCAATTTTTAAGAATAACTTCGTGGTAATCGTTCCACGATGCCGCCATTTTTTCCTCTGTTATATTTTCTACGCTCATCTTAGTAAATATGAATATAATATTTTGGATTCATTTTTGTTTTTTGTTATGGATTCTGGTGACTCCTTTCCTGAACGATCGCAGACAGCTGGAGTTTTATGGTATGATAATCCCCTTTATTTTTTATCACTGGTCGGTGAATGACGACACCTGCGCTATGACGCAGTTGGAGATGATGCTCACAAATCAGGAAAAGGAGAAGACCTTCATGCACCGCGTCGTTTCACCGATATACGTGATGGAAGAAAATGATGTAAATAAAATTACAAAAACAGTGTTCTTTACTCTATGGGCATTTAGTCAGTACAGACTCGGTCATTTCAGTATGTTCACAGAGGATTTGAAGCGGCTCTTCGGGAAGAGTCTGTGATCTCCGGGAGCTGTGGTCTGAACGTGTTAGCAGATGCGAACAACAGTTCACAAAAAAAGCGTCCATTTTCATAGAAATGATTGTCTCTCCGAACAGCCTGCCAAATTTTGATGACGCAATCTCTCTTCGCGCAGTCGATACGCATATTGAAGATGGGTCGATTCCCAGTCAATCTACCTTTTGAATAGATGACAAAACCTCCGTAACTCGGACCACCATTGGATCTGCAGACCGGTTCAAAGCGTATGAATTCTTCGGCACGCATACCAGCTTGGTGCATGCGATTGACCAGCTGAGTTCTCAGCTTTTCGTATACGTGCAATCTCGCGATCTGTCTTTTGATTCGCTCACAGAAATCGTGTCTCATTTTTTCTTTCTGTTGATTGAACGCGCGGATATATTGTTCGTAGGTCATATTCGCCTCGGCAACCAGAGATTTGTGCTTTGCTGTCACGCGGCTGATACTTTTATGGGTATTCAGGTTAGCGTACAACCTGGAGATCCGCCGGTGCGTGAAGGAAATATCCTGCTCCTTCGTGCGTAGCTCGCGCTCCCACGTCCGACGCTGCATATTCCATTCAGACGACGTGATGCGGTATGGTGATACTCGAAGGCGTGGTAGTGTTACTCGTGCTTCGTGGGTGGGTAAGACGCTTATTCCATCGAGATTAAGCGTGGGATCGGCGAACACACCGTCGCTGACGGAGAAAGACACCCATGGTATTTTTACGGCGCGCGGTGTCTCGTGGTCATGCAGTCGCTTGATGTCGTCCGCGAGTGAGACGAAGAGGCTTTCTTGCATCGTACCGTCGGCGGCCGCGTCGCTGATCTTGTCCAGCATCTCTCGGTGGATGTCATCGAGGGTGTCACTCATCGTGCACGCGCGGTGTGTTGTGCGGTCCGTGTCACGCGGTTTGGGCGGGAAAAATCAAAAGTCCCTGCACCCCCCAATTTTAAAAAAATATACGGTTCGGCACACGCCACTTTTCGTTGCACGTGGCCTCGGCCTCCACGCGACGACGCATACACAGCGATGAGTTCAATGGCGTCCTCCTCTCTCTGCTCCGGCGTCATCGGAGATCACGGTCACAACGCAGCTCCTCTCGCTGATGACCCGTGTTGTGAGTCGTGCAACCACGAGGTGACCGTGGCTAGGGTTACGAGTTCCATGGTTTCCGGGTTGAAACAACCGGGAGTGGAATTAAACCGACAGGTTGGCGAATTAAAGAAATCTCGTTCAAGAGAGGTTCTGAAAATTTTTTGAGGTATACCAATATTTTTAATCATCACTTATGTAAATGTTTGCCCTGTTGTGCCGCCCCATCGTCGTCCCAACTCAGACGGGAACCCCCGTCCTTCGCGCGAACGACTGCAGGATCGCATATGTTCAGCCGAATAAAGAGGGAAAGTTGGAGACCGAGATACTAGAGGCTCCCCCGATCACAATAGGACCGGATCAACAGAGTGAAAAATTTTAATCTCAACACTTTATAATGGGAGCACTGAACATAGTGGTGATGCTCTGTGTATCCTCCATCCTCATCCTCTCGTTGATGGGTGGGGTCGGTATGGGTCTCTACAAGGCTGGTTCAGAGGAACAGACTCAAAAGTTAGAGCGCGAAGCGAACGAGACGTGGGTGAAACAGATGGAAGACGACATGTATGAGGAGTTGGATCAGTACCAAGATCCCAGGAGTAAGAGCTTCAGAACGAGGGTTGAGAAATCAGAGGGGCTCGGGCAACTTCCGTATTTTCCCTCCGGTGCGTATTTTAGGCGACGACCCACGGAGTCCGCCCTTCTCTGGCCGAATCGCGGCGATACACTTCCCAACCGGGGTCGCGACTCATTTTCACTCGAAGGTAATCCAGTCAGAGTCGTAGACAACATCACAGATGTCGAGGTTGAATGGGGTAGGTACGATAAAAATGCCTGGACGAACCTATGGGCGAAAGACGATCTTCGTGTCGATTGTGGATCTGACGCTATAAACAGCTTTCAAATACGCTCGGAGAAGTTCGGGGTACCCCGTGACATTATTAAGGAGAAGAAGAATGTGGAGACCGAAACCTCCCTTCTCTTCAAACACCAGTTCCGGAGCTACCACGACAACTACAAACAAGTTTTCAGGTGCTTGACTGGTGCCCCGGGATGGACGTGGACGAAAGAGGAAGGTAACAAGATGTGCTCCGACACTGCGCGGTGCAGAAAACAGATTGGTGGCGAATTCAAAACGCCCATCTCTGATCAGAGGACGAACACCTTACAGGCAAGGAAACCGGATAAGAACTTTAATAAGATTATGGATTGTGATTTCAAATCGGTCGGCGCCGGCGAGTACGGCGCGGATGCTGCCGGAAAGAACTTTCCTCTGACTACGATCGTGCCTAAATGGGAAAATTCCATGGTCAAAGAAAATTTCAGGTTCGGCGGGGCGCAGACAAATGATATCAGACTAGATCCGAACTTGATGGAATTTGATTTCAAATGCAGTAAGCAACCCGTCGCCGGGCCGTGTAGGCCGGTGAAGTACACCGAGTGGACACCGTTTTTCTCGTCACAGGGTGACGGTATACGAGAACTGCGACACCTGGCAAAAAACGGTAGAGTCGCCAAAACGAGTCACGAAAACATCTCTGTGAGTGATCAACTGCAACGAAAGCTTCCGTATCAGGGTAAGGGTAAGATGGACCCCATCAAGGGACTTGGAAAGGTCCGATGCAGTCCCACAGAGGCGTTAACACGCGTTGACTTTGAAGTTAGTGAGGGGCTGAAAGCTCCCAAGGACTGGATTCGATTCGCTTACACGTGCTGCAAGATGTAATTAGATAATGAGCCTATGAAGCTTCTCACTGTTTTTCAACTTCATGAAAACGGCTTCATCACTTTCGCCACCTTTCATCGTGAGCGACGGTTCCGTGCACAAGGTACCCTCTCGCTTGTATCTGTTACAGCAAAGAGCGACCCTCTCTGCGATATCCACGTTTTGACTGTATCCTATGAAGGTTCGATCGATACCCTCTCCGTCCACGGCTTCTACCGTCGCCTTGAAACAATAAGGTCCATAGCTCCAGTCGTTCACATTGTTCGGGGGAAGCGGTGGGTGATCTAGACTAGACGCGCGAAGGCGGTTTTGCCGCGCGTATAAGGGTGCCGTAAAAAACTTAAGAATAGTGGACATCTTTATTCATGCTTAAAACAATCTTTCTAAGTACGTTTCAACATCTTTTACATCCGGGTTCACGTATGTAAAAGGTGTGGGTCTCCTCCGGCCGGGTTCGAACCGACGACCTACAGGTTAACAGCCTGTCGCTCTACCAACTGAGCTACAGAGGAATGGTCCTCTCTACTAGAATCGAACTAGTGACCATTGGAACTACAGTCCACTGCTCTACCGACTGAGCTAAGAGAGGATGTGAGCTCCCACCAGGACTCGAACCTGGGGTAGTGGATTCAAAGTCCACTGTGTTGACCAACTACACTATAGGAGCGCGCATATCTTGATTTACACTCTTCTCTTTAAGCCATTTTAAGGAAATAAAAAATATTATTTTTAAGTAGAGATGGTTCCGATTGTTGTCGTTTTGTTTTTGATCGCGGTGTACATCATGTCCGGGTCTTCACCGTTCCAGTATAAGTGCTTTTTGTTGACACTGGAAAAGGAGACGCTGAGACGAGAAAGATTCTTCAAGAACCACGATCCGAAAATACCCATCGAAGTTATATACGGTCCGGACACGAGGGACTTAGAGACCGCTCGTGAGTACGAAGAGGAAATAGTGCCAAAATATTTCAAAAAAGCGGTGGAGATGCATTACAACTCGAACACTATTCGCCCAAATATTACGTACTTTAATATGGGTGCCATTGGGTGCTATTTCGGCCACCTCGACTTCTACCGCAGGGCCATGGAGCAGGAGTTGAAGTACGCCGTGATATTCGAAGATAACGTCATCGTGAAATCCAAAGAGTTGTACGCCCACATTCAAAATGTGATTGACAGAAAAAAGGATGATTTTGAACTGATTTTCTTCCACTGCCTATCGCGACTACCCTTTCACACCCACGAGGAAAGTGACATAGAACGTGTGAAGTGGATCTCGTCGACGAAATGCTACTTAGTTCACGTGCCTAACATCAAGAACTACATGAAACACTTTTTACCCATGGACAATCACGTTGACATGAAGACTGAAGATTTGATTGCAAAAGGTGCACGGGTGTTCTATAAGGACTTACGTGACTACATGCGCATAGATCGCTCACACAAATCAACTATAGGTCATCGAGACCACGGCCGAGAATCGTTCATCAGTCGACAAAACAAGAATGCCAAGGTTGACGACGTCAAGTGGGGGTACTAAACCTTCACGACTGGAATGTCGTATCCTAGTTGTTCTAGTAAATAGTCGTTTTTGTAGTCGATTTCGTAAAATATCTTCTTGATGCCACTGCTCGCGAGCGCTTTGAAACAGTTCAAACACGGATAATGTGTGATGTACGCCTCGGCGCCGTCGATGGAGACCCCTCTCTTGACTGCATCGGTGATGGCATTAATCTCGGCGTGTATCGTGGCCTGTTCGTGACCGTGGCGGATGATCGACCTATGCTCAGCACCCGCGAGAAAGCCGTTGTACCCCATGCTTATGAGACGGTTGTCCTTCACGAGGACGCACCCGACCTTCAACCTTTCACACGGAGACCGAATCGATGCGAGGATGGCGACTTTCATGAAATAATCTTGCCAACTGATGCGGTCGTCTGAACACGTCCGACAAATAGAACTTCGTAGCGCCCGAGGGCTCGTCATGTTTCACTTGCGTATCATTTCTTTATATTCGATCCTGACTGGTCGCTCCGTTCTAATAATCTTTAACCCCCAACTTAGGAGTCGCCTCGCCCATTTAGATTTTACATAAACCGTGGTGTGGTCGATATACTTCCTAGAGTTGTGCCGATGTTTGTCCAATATACCCTTCATCGACAGAACTCTTCCGAGATTCACTTCTCTGCATCGCGTCGTGTCGAGCACGATGTGTGCTTTTCGCCTTGTCCTGAACCACACGTAGTTGAAAAAGAAGTCCATGTCACGGGGAGTGGTACCGTCCGTGATGTTCAGGTGGAAGGTTTCCATTTTATTCTAAGTTAATATTAAATGAACTCGGTTAAGAACGGAGTCGAAATCGTTTACAAAAAACAAGATCAAAGGTTGTTCCGTACCAAGGCATCTGAAATTATCAGGGGAGTCGAATATGATGAACTGTGTAAAGGCGGTGTACTTGCGTCGTATGTTAAAGGTGCGGTCCGCCAGGCGGATGTTCTTATTCTCGCATACGACGTGTTCGCATCGGGTGTCCGCGGTGAGCTTCGTGGGTTCACAATCGTGAACTTCATGGATGAATGGCTCTACATTGACGTCATCTGTAAGGGGAAATCAATAAACAAACCCCTCAACAACCGCGGAAAGCCGTACAGCGCACCCGGCAGGGCGATGATCGAACTCGTCGCTGCCATGGCGCGCGACATGAAGAAGCGAGGTGTCGTCCTTTCCGCCCTGAGAGCAGTGGTCAAATATTACGAAAGGCTCGGTTTCAGAGTCGCGGTGAGAGAGTTAGATATGGGTAGAGATCCCTGCACTGTTCGGAGAGCGCCGAACAGGGCAGCGAGTCGTCCCGCGCGTACACCCACATTTTACAGCAGTGGACCCTGGGAGAAAGAAACAGGCTTCAGCGCGCAAGAGAAGAAGAAACTCTTTTCGAAGGCTCAACAGACAAACGGCATTCTAATGGCCATGTGTTTATAAATTGTTCCCAACGGGGTTCGAACCCGTGACCTTGGCGTCGCTTACGAAAGTGTAACCCTTCTTAGTATAACATACGTATAAGCACCACGCTCTAACCGACTGAGCTATAGGAACACCGATATATAAACTGAAGAACGCAAATCTTTAAACCATCTTAATGTAATCCTCGAATAGGATACGCGTGTTTCCACCGCGGATGAAGTTCCTCATCTTCTGTGCATCCATGAATGATTCCTTCGCCACCTTCACGGAGAGAATGGAATCGTACACACAGGCCTCGGCGTCTCTTATGACGAACCCAGGGGTCATAATTTTTACCTCGTGAAGAGACCACTTTTTCAAATAGTTTACAATCTCTTTATAGTCGCATGATTCTGCGACTATAACGACCGCGAAGCCGTTCGTCTCGCAATTATTTTTTATCTGGTGCATCGAAATTGTTTTATTAGTCTTGTGGTTAATCATATCAGTCACTTTCGAGTATCGTGCGTATATAGAGTTGGTATACAGCGCACTCTCCTTGTTTCCCGGTGTTTCTACGAAGACGATGGAGTTCGTCGTCGAAGCTTCTGTGTAGGCGTAATCGATATAATTGGCGAATTCCTGAACAGCGGTTTGGAACCCGACCGATTCCAAATCGCCCGGAAGGTCATTGAAGATAGTCTTTGCTATACCGACGATGTTGGTCTGCACCGAGTCGCTCATCGCGAGTTTCGACGCGCTTTTCATCGATTCGTTCCCACATATGCAGTATAGACGGTCGATTTCACTCAGCGTGCTCTCGGAAGCCTGTAAATCCACAGGTTCGCAGGACACGCGCAAGATGCTACCCGCGATGTCCTGAATGTGTTTACGATTAAGATCCGTTCGAATATTCCGGTTGAGTCCCTTGAATCCTTCATTGAATCCTAAAACGCGGTTCCCCAGGGAATTTTCGTACAGAGTTAAAGTTTTTACGATGTTATTTACACCCGGGCAAACACCACCCGCAGTTAGGATCCCGATGTTCATCTATTTATGTCTCGCACGTTATCTTTAAATCAAAAGCGACGCTTCATCATACCACCCATGCCACCCATACCACCCATACCACCACGGGGCATACTGGGCATCTTAGGCATCTTCGGAGGTGAATCACTATCGAAGAACAAGGTGAGGATTTCCGCAATCAGGATAAACTGGTGACTCATGACCGCCATCTTAGCGACGTCTGTCTGTGGAAGCCAATCACCGTAACCCACCGTCGACATCGTTGTAAAAGAGAAGTAAAAAGGGTCTATCCAACTACCAAACCCGAAGGCGTTGGGGTCAGCCTTATCAAGAACCATATAGACTATTCCGTATACGATCGTCGTCGCCAGAAATGCCACTATTTTCATAGACATTATGTTTTATTGTGTACTGAGAAAAGAATTCTAAACCGAATCTACTCGGTGTAACTCGTCCATCTCTACATCATCACTTTTTCTCCGTGTAGTGACACCTTTAAATGCCCCGAGCCATCTCTTGACCGCCCGTTTGGATGAACTCACAGAGTCGGTGTCGTCATTGACGACTATCGATAAACCGTTGCATACATCGGGTTTGTTTGGTTTGTCAGGAAATTGAAGAAGAAACGCACGAATACTGTCCGATGGGATATCTGGAGAGTCGTCCAAAAGTTTGTCATACAGATTTCTGGAATTCACGATGAACTTCACGACGTCCGTCCTGTGCCTTACGTCGAGACTCAACTCCATGTCTATCGATCGATAAAACTTACTCCACTGAACACACATCGCACTGTGCGCCTCGGAAAGTGGTAGACTCTGACTGAACTTAGACACGGACGAGAGGATTCCCGCTGCCACGTTAAGGAAGGCAAACAGGTACTGAAGAATCACAATGCGCTGCTGCATTTCGGGGGACGCGTCGTCGCTCCCAGATGGAGAGAGGACCGCAAAGCCACCGACACCGGTGATACTCGCGATGACGATGCTCGGGTATGCCAACCAGTCGTTGGTCCGTTTGAAGTTGATCCTCGCGTGATTATGCAGCCACCGATACCCTGCGGCCTTCTCCGCCCAGCGTATTAGCAGTTTTTCCTGCTTTTCACACCACTCGCAGTGCTGGTCACTCATCAGCTACTTACTGTTGATATATTTTTTGCGCAGTTACGTGCCAAGGTATCGACCAATTCGTTTTGCGGAATGCCACTGTGAGCCTTGACCCATTTCCACTCCAGGATGATAAAATTTTCGCGTAGATCGTCGAGTCTCTGCCAGAGTTCTTTGTTCTTGACGTCACCTCCTTTGGACGTGCGCCACCCGTTCTTTTTCCAACCGATGATCCACGAAGTTATACCATTTTTCGTGTAGGAAGAGTCGGTGTTGATACAGACCCGGCGCTCGCCGATCTGCAAACTTCGTTCCAGTGCTTTTATGACCGCTACCATTTCCATCTGATTATTGGTCGTGTCGCGCTGCGCGCCACATATTTTGAAATCGTTCGCCACCGCAGCCCATCCCCCATTTCCTGGGTTATTCAAACAACTACCATCTGTAAACACTTGATACATGATTATTAAAAAGATTCTATTTTTTATATGTGGACGAAAACTCGAGCTTGGTTAGGGATCGCGTCGGCAACCCTAAGAATCGGGTCGACAACGCGACCGGACCACATGAGAGTGACATCGTCGTCTCGAGGCAGCCACACGGGAACCTGCTTCGCGAACCCGTCTAGTATCAGTGCCGTCAGCTCGCGGACGCTTAGCGCGCCGCGGCCGCAGTCGATCCAGAATGGGACGTCCCACCCATGGACGCTCGCGAGGACCGCGTGCGGTTCGTGTTCTTCTGTGCAAAACATTGTGACCCTAGGGAAACGGAAATTCCCAGTAAAAATCAAGATGTTTGACCCTCAACAATTCCGTACCACCCTCCCAATTTTCGGCCACCACCAGCTGAGCCAATTTTTGAGTGAGGTGAAAAAAGCGCGGGAAATGCCACCTTCTTTTGGAAATTTCGTGCACGCTGTTCAGAATATGAACGAAGAAGAGGCGAATCGTGTGATTACGGATTTGGAATCTGAGCTGTACCAGCGTTACAAAGAGGTCGATTCTTGGCTGAATTTGGACTAATCTTAGCGTAGAATTTTTGAATTCAAAAAACTGTTTATTTCACGGCTCATGTTGCGCGGCGCGTACCACAACGCACGCGCACACGCATCACCGCACCGCACCGCACACTCGATCTCACCGACACCTCACCGACACCTCACCGACACCATAATGATGACCAGTTCTCCTTTTTCTTCGCCATCACCCACCGCGCCCACCGTGTCGTCCGTTCGGCGGGAAACCATGACGACACATGACGCGACGCGGCTCATTCTCGGCACCACCCACGACTCGTGGGTGCCCTACCATTTCGAGACGCCCTGCGCGCCAATGAAAGCGCCGCGCGTCGTCTCTTGGGACGAAACCGTGTGTGAGCACAGTGTCGACGGACACATCGTCCCGCGCACACTGTTCCCACCGCCGGGGTTCGAGAAGGCTGCACCCCCCGCGAAGAATACAATTATTATTCGGAGCCAGTACCCCCCTTACTCTTACGACTCCCCACCACCAAAAAGATGTCTCTTAAATGTCGACACCCCATTGGTCCAGTCTGGATCGGGGCAGCTGTACAGATCCGAAAATCCGATCGGACCCCTTTTACAGAATTCGCCCGTGGTGTTTTCATTCGCAGGTAAATAAAGAAATGATTCGTGTAATAAATAAGTGAAATGGATATTCGAAATTGCGACGGTATAGACCTCCTTAATACCATTCAAGATGGTTCAGTCGATCTCTTCCTGACTGACCCACCGTACATCATTTCTCGTGAATCGGGTATGAACAAGCTCAGAGACGCGATTGACTCGGATCAAGATCTCTCCAAGACGGAAGATGAATGGAAAGTCTTTCTCGAAAAAAACAAGGATGTTAAAATGGCTAAAAACGCAAAAGAGAACTTCCTCAAATACGGTACGATCTATGGAAAAAAATACGCTGTTAAAACAAAATACGGTCAATGGGACGAGGATTTCACCTTGGGAAAACTCGAAGAATTCATCGAATTATTCTACAAAAAGCTCAAGCCCGGTGGAACTTGTATCGTATGGTTCGATATTGAAAAAATTTCATATCTGATCGCCATGATGAGAAAAAACAAGTTGCAACAATTTCGATGGTTCGTATGGGTCAAGAACAACCCACAACCTATAAACTCCAAAATCAATTACCTTTCAAACGCCAAGGAGATCGCGGTCTCGTTCGTTAGGAAGAACAAGGCAACCTACAACTCATCCTACAACAAAGGTGTGTACTTCTATCCGACAGCAGCGGGTAAGAATAGATTCCATCCGACCCAGAAGTCGCTCCCCCTGTTCGAGGAGCTGATCAAAGAACACACGAACGAAGGCGACTTAGTCGTAGATACATTCCTCGGTGGTGGTACCACGGCCGTCGCAGCCAAACGAACTGGTCGCAGATTCATCGGATCAGAGATCGACCCGGAGTTTTTTAAACTCCTTAAAAATGTAGTAGACAATGAAGGTACTTAAAAGTTTAATACGTATTATAACTACGAAAATGAATAACTCTCAAAAGATCGACGCGCTTTTTCAGCCCAACGAATTAGGGGTTTCTCGACGGGTCTCAATAGAAGAAGTGATCACCGCCGGTATTCGTTGGTCGAACAATGGAAACATCAGAAATGGAATTCCGTTCAACAGTAAGAGATATGTATGGGACGTTTTCAGACAAAATCCAGAGAAGCGCACGAGCAAGGTTGTCGAGCTTCAGATGATAGGGCTGAGGGACGACCCGAGTAAGGATCGTCCTATCAGAGACGATATCAGACTGGCGCTCGAGAATCAACCGTGTGTGAGCTGTGGAAAAAACAAATCCGAAGTTGTTGATCACAAAAACGATCTGTACAACGACCCGAGGGTTTTGTCTCGCAGAACTCAAGTGCTTTCCGACTTTCAACCGCTCTGCAACCACTGTAATCTCGTGAAACGAACGCACACGATGGAGGCGTGTGCGACTGGGAAACGGTATTCTGCCCTGAGACACCCGTCGATTGGGCAGTTCGGAATAGCGTACACGCAAGGTGGTGAGAGTTTCGACGTGAACGATCCAGATGCATTCGTGGGTACCTATTGGCACGACCCAGTTTCATTTGTGAATCATTGTAGAGCCAGAGATATTCAGATGGCCTGGCAGAACCCACCAAAAAATGTTACCTCAAGTTAATGGTACACTTAGATCGAATACACGAAGAAATTAGAGTGCTGAACATTAGACATGAGTCGCTCGTTTCATATAGAATTTTCAAAAACTTTAATAAGAGGTTAGACTGGTTGAACGGCATCAAGATGGGTGTACTACCTGACCGCAACTTCCTTACCCAGGATGAGGCGACAGAAAAAGAGTTGCTTGAATCGTACACCGCGACTATTAAAGCAAACTTTCCAGAACTAGTCTCGAAGTGGATACGCAGACTTCAAAATTAAAAAAAATATACACTATTAATAAACCATGTCGTATAAATTTGGCGCATTCGCGAACGAAGTTGCAGGGGCGGTCTCTATCCACCCTCAGGTTTCTATCTATCCTCACAACGCAGATTCGTTTGGACAGGAGGTTGGCAAAGTGATGATCGACCTCGTAGCCCTTACCAGCATAGCGATGTTGTCCGTCCAGAAGTTCAAGAAGACTGGTAGCGAGTCCGATGCACTGGCGACCGCGCTCGGTTTACTGGTCGTCGCTTTCGCGCTACCAAATCTTTTCCTCCACCGAATAGTTGACAAGTTCTTCAAGAAAAGTGGGTCCGTAATCCGGGTCGCGGTCGCCTTCGGTATTATCGCGGTGCTCTACAACCTTGAACCAATCGCCGTGGAAAGCATCAGGCATCTCCTCGCGTTTAAGTTTAAGGAAATTGATGTTATTAAAAAGTAATGGACGTCTCACAGATTCCAAAGGATATTCTGAAGATAATCACCGACAAGCAACTCTCCGTCCCACAGAAGATGATGGCTTTTAATCTTCTTATGCCGGATCTGAACTCGGAGCCTCAGCACGCTCAAGCGTATCGGGACAACATCGAAGTTGGCAATACGATTAAGCGTATGATTAAAGATGGGAAGCTGTCTTTTCACGGTTTCGATTCGGGTTTTAAACTCAGGACGCGTCTTTGAGATAGGCCTTGAGTTCCTCCATCGACAAAACGGAGTCTCCGTCCAGATCAAAACCTTTCATATTCGACGGTATTTCGTCGCCGTAGACCTTGCCATCACTGTTCAAATCTAACTTGCCATACAACATCTTGGATGACGCGTCAAGAACCTTCGGGTCATCTAACGGATTGGTAACGTTCGACATGAACTTCGCCTCGGTCGTAACCCGAGCGACGTGTTCCTCGCTCCCCTCTTTGACTGTATCACCGCTACTACTGTTCCCCCCACGCTCGACGGTCTCTTCCTCTGCGGCCTTGACCGCCTCAACAGCTGCTTCCGTGGAAGCGTCACTCCCACCACCGAATGACGACATGGCCAGCGAGATCACGAGTAAAATTACGACCCCAATTATTATTTTAGTTATATTTCTGGCAAAGAAACCCCTGTTGTTATAGTATTCCATATGTCATTCCTGAAGATTTTATTTTGTTGTAATAAATTAGAATGTCGGTGACTCAACTGGACGATATACCCAAGAAGACCCAGTATATAATTCTGGAATCCGGTTTTGTGAACGGCACGAATAACGAATTCGCACTCGACCTCACACTAGAGTCCAACACCCATGTGGAAGATATGAGTCGCGTGCTCGGTATCAAGATGTGTGATTTTTACATCACTCAAATCGGCGAGAATGATGCGACCGGGAGCAATAACATTGCTAAATACGTCGACATAGTCTGCCCAGAAGTTCCTAAGGTTGCCCAGTTGCTCGACGAACGCCATGGTCAGGTGTTAGCCCGCGTTCCACTGGAACGTCATTTTTCGGGAAGTTCGGGTCTGGTGTTGCGGGACAAACAGTGGAGGAGTTTCAATAGAAAAACAAATTACTTCAATCCCATTTCAATTAAAAAACTTAACTTTAAAATTTTCGAGAGTCAGGATGATGGGGACTATCAGCTGCTCCAGTCAAACTGTAAGTGGTACATGGTTCTCGAAATAACCACAGTCAACATCAAAGAAAAACCCAAGGACCGTGAACTTCAGATCCTCCAGGTACTCGAAAAACTTCTAAAGAAGATTGACATCTTGAACGCCCAGGTCGCCAAGCTTCCTGATAAGAAGGACGAGGAGAACAATAAACCAAAGAAGTACTCATTCGGGTTGTTGATCATGTTAATCGTGACTCTTTTAGGTACTTTCCTATGGACTGTAAACCGAACTACTTAAAATTCAAACTCATCTTCTTCGAGCGTCTCGAGTATATCCTCCAGATCTTTCATTGTTGACCGAATCGACCTTCGACTCCACTCGGTTAACATTCGGATCTTCGCCTGTGCGCGTTTGTGGTTGTCAATATGCGCGCGGATCTCCTCGACCCGAGACGTCTTGATGATTGTGTGTTTAGGTTGATAATCCTTGAAAGAAGTAGTACCCTTCTTGGAAGGTTGGGTCGGTGTTAAGCAAGACACGGTAAGACACTGCATTTATATTACAAAGGTTGCATTTCTTTAATTCAGTACTGGACCAGCATATTCTTGGACTCATGCCATTCGCAGCTTATACGAGGTGTGAACCCGACATCGACGAGTCGTCCGAACCAATGAGAGCGAAGAATTTCTTGGTCTCTCATTTTGAATTCGAGTGACCAAATTCTTTTTTGACCGTCCGGTGATATTTCGTTCATGTTCTCGGTGTGTATTTCGGTCCAGTACGCCCTGAGCGTTTCCTCCGCTTCGGTCATTGCATCGAGGTAGAAGCACGCTCGGTCGAAATGGTCGTCGTAAGACATTTTATTCGATTTCGTGTGGTGGTGCTGCCAAGGCTGCTGCGCGTGGCAAAGTGATCATGCGCGGAACTTTAACCTCGGAGAGTCTCATTTTCAAAATTCCATCAAATGACTGAAATCCGGTGATAAATAGGTTATCTGTCAATTTCCACTTATTTTTCCCGCCAAAAGCGAGTCGAACGGGAAGGGGCCCATTTTCGTTAACCATCATAAAAAGGGTATGATTGATGGTCCCTGGGCGAAGATCCTTCTCAGTCGAGACGACGTCCATATTCCTCGGCTTTGTGAAATCGTATAATCCGCAGTCATCTGTGATGTAATCTTCGTAGCCGACCTCGTTCTCAGTCTGAGACTGCATATAGACACCGTCTGGAATTAGTGTTATACCGCGTTGCGTCGGTGCTAACCCCACACTGGCGCACACTTCCTCGTGTGTCATATGGTCGCCGGTGACACGGCGGCGCTTTCTGGACGTTTCGGTTACGAGCCTGCGTTGAAGTTCGGCGAGACTGATTTCGTCTTCGAGGGACCTCCTGCGCGCCTGGATGATAGCTTTCTGTTCATCGATCGCTCTCTGTTGAGCGTCGAGTAAGGCATCCTGGAAATCGAGGCTGGCTTCTTCTCGGGCGATGAATTCTCTCTCTCGCGCGACAAGTGTGTCCATTTTTCTTATTATATACTACACTCTTAGCTTTAAGCCGATTCGGTCTTCTTCTTGGTGGTGGTTTTTTTAGTGGTACCCGTGGTGGTCGCAACGGCCGCCTTACCGGCGGGACCGGCCGGTCCCCGGGGTCCAACTTCACCCTGTGGTCCTGGAGGACCCGCGGGTCCGACACCTCCTCCGGTGGCGGTAGGCGTGTGATCGACGATCTTTAACAGTAAGTCGAATAACCGAGCTTTATCCACCCGGGGGTTAGCCATTTCCTGGACGATTTCTTGGCGGAGGGTGGTCATTGTGTTATTATATATTAAAAGAAAGATTTGTTTTTTAACTATGATTATCATCGGACCCGGACTCAACACTGGCATCGGCCAACACGCCTTGAAATACTCCAAATTGTTCGGGAGGGGTTATTATCTACTGGGTGAGAAACTACCCGAGGCCGAACGAGGACTGGTTTTCATGCTTCCCGTCCGATGGCACATGGAGTACCTGACGTACATCAGAACCCGCGTCAAAGACCTTCAGTGTATGACAGTTTGTGAAACGCAAACTGTCCATCCTGATTACGGTTTACTGTTCAAGGAGTTTGAACGAATCGCGGTCCCTTCTGAATTCTGTAAATCTGTCTTCTCTTCCCAGTTCCCAGACACCCAGTTTTATGTGGTCAGAGCGCATATACCCACGCCACCAGAGAAGCCTTACGTGTTTTATCACATCGGCAACATACAAGACCCAAGAAAACAGTTTAGAGAAATTCTAAGGGCGTTCATCCGACTGAACGAATCCAACACTCGACTCGTCGTAAAAGCCACGTGCAAAAAAGATATCGATATACAAATTCCTCGGGTCACGGTCATCAACGGTGTAATCCCCGAAGAGAATATGAACGAACTTCACGATACGTCAGATTGCTACGTTTCGTTCAGCCACTCGGAAGGTGTGGGTTTGGGCGCCGTGGAAGCCGCCATGCGCGACAAACCGGTGATCATCACTGATTACGGAGGAGCACCCGAGTACGTCAAGACCCCATACCTGATAGATTGTGAAACTCAAAAGTTGGAGGAGGACGATTTCCTTTTTCAAAAAGGAATGGAATGGGGAAAACCCAATTTCGATCAACTTTTGAACTTCATGCGGGACGCGTACGAGAAGAGGTTACGTTACATGGATCACACCCACACGAAACGGGTCGTGAGTGGGGAGAGTGTAAAGAGTAGTTTTTTTTCTCAGTCTTAAGTAAATGTCTTTCTTCGGTGTAGTCGGTGCACTGGTAGTGTCATCGAGCGTGGCGTCGTGTCTGAAGTCTGCGATGTCATCATCGTCAACCTCAGCTGAAAAACCCGTAATAAAAGCTAAGAGCGACACCGTGGACGACTTAGAAAATCTCAAGGAAAAACTGAAAGATATTGAAACACCCAGTACAGAAATGTATACTGTCAAGGGAAACCCAGGTTTATCCGTGGGCGGAACGGTTCTCGAACAACTTCTTGACATATCGATTGCATTTTTCAAGCAACCCCTGGTCAACGAAGCTCTCCAAAAAATCATAAAGGACGAGAGTGACGCGAAAGTGATCACTGACATGGTCAAAGAATTGGGTGGAGTGGTCGTGAACGCTCTGAATGAAAAGCAGGTCATGGCTTGTGCCAAGGGGTTCACGTGTACTCAAGAAGGAAGTTCGGGTGAAGGGAAAATTACCTGCGACGAAAAAGAGGTTGGCAACAGCTGGTACGACGCGCGGATGCACATCTCCAATAAGAATTTATATTCCAGTGATAAAACCAGTGACTGTGATAGGTACATCCCCGACACAAGTAACATAATGGCAATTATTGAAATGGTGAAATCTAAGGTTAAATCTATGATGACCGACAAGGACAAACAGAGACTGTTCTACGATACGGCCGTTTCCATCGGCAAAAATAACATGGATTTCTTCGCAACGCATGACCCTAGAGCGAATTATTACACGAATAAACAAGGGAACCCGTTTGAAGAAGGGGGTGATTTCCTCAAACAACTGCCGTACGAAAAGTTTCAAGAGACCGCAACCAACTTCTCTAACACGATTTAAATCAACTCTTCGTTTATGTAATTGGTGCCCAGAGTGATAAGGCCTATGATGATAGTACCGCTCATGAGCATCTCCTTCTGACGGATGATACTGAGGGTGATGTCGTCGACGAACTTGACGTTGGTCGGCTTTTTGAAAAGGATGGGAACAAGGGTGGCGATACTGATGTACAGCGCCATCGAGACGATCACTGGTCGAAGTGTATCCTGATCTAGCATTTATATAACTACACATTTATTTTCGTCCCGATTTCAACGTTCGCACTGACTTTGTGCTTTCTACAGAACTGTCCACACACGGCTCTGAAGGAGCATGGCTTGCCCGAAACCGTCGTCGCACCGCATAGTACCGCGGACGTGCGTTTCTGCACCACCGGGTCTGGGGTCTGGTCGATCAGGATCGACATTCGCGAATCCTTCTTGAGCTGCAAGCGTTTATATGACATCTTGGTTTTCCAGGTCGCGTCAGCGAGCTTATGACATCGGTCGTCCGGTTCCTTCAAACTGTAAAAATCGACGGCGTTCGCAAGGCATTTATCCCAGATTTTATCGCGGACGACTTCTTTCCTGGTCATTTTTGAAATTACATTCGACGCGATTTCCCTAGGCTTCACCGCCGATTTCCGCGAGGTACACATCCAGCTGACCAACAAATTCTGGACAGTTTTCGGTAGTTTTTTTAGTGACCATATCCTGAACATTAATGATATGCTCTGTAAACTTCTTCACGTCAATACCCGTAG